ACTCTCCGCCGCACTCCACGCCGCACTCTCCGCCGCACTCCACGCCGCACTCGCCGCACTCTCCGCCGCACTCCACGCCGCACTCGCCGCACTCGCCGCACTCCACGCCGTTGGATTTTTTAAACACTGTTTAGCCGCTTCAAAAGCGTTGCGCGGCCTTTTATCTTCGGGGTATTCTTTTTCAAAATTATCAATGACTAATGTAACGGCATAGATAGCTAAAGCAACACTGTCTTTTTTCTCCCATTTCCACGCTTTAACGATTCGCATTTCTTCTGCTGTTTGCTTATCGTCCGAAACAAACTTTTTACCTCTTATTTCGACCTGTGCTAGGGTTTCCATGTCCACAAAAGACATCGCGTCAATAATGTTTTCCGAGCAATTAAAACCACGACATATTGCTTCACATTCAGTCTTTCTCCATTCTCCGATCTTCCATTGGCTACCATCATAATTTGATTTTAACCCACTTCTCAATGATTTATAAAGTTTCATTTTATTTTCCTTTCTAAAAAGCAAATCCTACGCCAACACTTCTATTGTGAGCTAAATTACCGCCCTCAACCACTATTGTTACGCTTTGCCAAACCAATCTAGGGTGAATATCTACCCCGAATACCTCATAATGAGGCGGTAAGGCCATTGAAATAACAGCGTGAGCAAGTATCTCTACCGGACACCAGAAGTCAACTTCGCCTGTTGAAGGATGCTTAGACATAAAAGGATTAAGTTCATAGTGTTGCCCGCCATCCCATGCCCAGTTATTCTTAGCCATCCATTTTGTTTGTGACCAGTCAGCTAAACCCTCAAGAGTAAAGACAAGTTCAAGACCAGTATCTTGCCATGTCCAATTTTTTGCGAATTTGTATTCACTGGCCTCACACATTGAACACCATATAGTGAGTAATAACCAAATTATTACCCAACCTATAAACAAATATATCGGCAAAGTAACTCGTTTATTTATCATTAACACACCCCTCTTTGCAGATATATCCCATTTCTAGCATACATTTCTCAAAGGATTTTTTCTTGCTGTAATTAACTGCGGAAATTACTCCTACAATCGGCAACAAAACAATTACTGGGGCGATGATAAACCCGCCTATCTGTTTATTCTGTTCTTCGCACACCTCTCTTGCAGTTTGAAAATCACTTTGAGTTTTCCCCTGAGGGATAATATAGTGTTGTTGGGCACACCCTATCAACGATAAAACGATAAACACTGCGATAATCTTTTTCATATTCTCACCTCTTTATTTAGCTATAAAATAGCTGACTATTAAAACGAAAATAATCATACTGGCAATTAACGACCAACCACAAACCTTGACCATTTTGTTAACTTTTACATCCCATTTGCGGTCAAGATATTTTTGGGCATTACAGTTACTTACGATTATTTCAGTAATACTTCTGTCGTCTTTAATTATTCTTTTCATTTTGTCACCTCCTTCAGTTAATTCTTTCAAGAAAATTACTGTCTGCTTCTCCCCATGTTTCACCGCATTTATTACAGTAGATAAAATCCGCATAATCTTGAACTTCTTGAGAATTACAAAACGGACACTGACTTTTCCCAAAGTAATCTTCTTGACTAAAATCATCACGCCAATATCTGTAATCCCAATGGCTATTTCTTATGGTTTTCTTTGGTTTATATCTTTTGTCAATCTGTTTTTCCAATACTTCTGAAAGTCTGTTTATTGTCAGGTTTAATTCATCAAGAACAAGAAATTCTTTTTTTGTGTGTTGGTTATAATAACCACAAGAAACATTGACCGATGGTATTTCATAAAATTTAGTAAAGATTTGTATATCAGAAAAAATTCCTAATTCTTCATGCCAGCCAAAAGACTCAATGTAGTTTTTGCATTTCTTCGGGAGATCATTATAGCTCACATAATTTCCTACACCCGCTCTGTCAATAGCTATGGCGAGGTTTACGTTTTTAAACACTTCACCGCTTACAGCTAAAACTAAAGCGTCCATCCCTTTGCCGCCAGTTTCCTCAAAATTAGTGAATAAAACTGGTGTGTTGGGGAATCTTTCTTTGAGTTCCAAGCAAGCGAATACTCCTGCTCTATCGTCTGCGCCCAACCCTTTTCCGGTAATAAAGTTTTTAAATTCTTGCAGGTTTTTAACCGGATAGATTGTATCAACGTGAGCCTGTAAAAGTATTTTACCATTTCCGGCAAAATAAGCATAGTTCTTCCCGTCCGAAATATCTGCACCCTCAAATAAATCAAGAGGGTTTGCTTTTATACAGTCAATGATTGTTCGCATACGGCCTCCTCCTCTGGTTGGCAGTTTTCACAAAGCCCATCTTTAAGATCATTTTTCGGAATCCACTCATCGCAATGATCACACTCTTTAAATCTATCCTCTAAACAATCTTGACAATAATATTCATTATCAACTTCTGTACATTCTTTGGTGTAGGTATCACATCCATTGCAAAGAGTGTAATTTTCAAGGCATTCTTCGCAAACATATTCACCAGAATCAATTTCTGTTATATTATTCGAGAAATATTCATTACAGTCATTGCATTGTGTATAGTTAGAATCACGGCAACACTCACAAATATAAGCCGTTTCTCTGCCATCATGCACTTCAAAAATATTATTCCTACGGAAAGTTTCATCACAATATCCACAATAATCAAAGTTATCATCGAAACAGCCTTCACAGTAAACGTCGTCGCAATAATAGAAGGCGTCACCCTCTCTTACGAGATCCCCGCAACTATAACAATAATGCTGTCCACAATCACCACAAGTTCCATATTGTTCTGATCCATCTAAGCTATTACCACAAGAAAGACAACTACCATCTTCAATTTCACACGATTCGAGTTCACAGTCTTTTTTAACCGTAACCACGCCATATCCGCTATCAATATAAGCGCCAGTGTGATTTCGGACAGCATTATTATCGGATATTGTTCCCTGTTTAACAATCCACCGTGAACATTGTGGAATGCCCTCAAGAGACATTTGTTCATCACTACTCAACTTTTGTTGGCAATAATCCCTCATTGCCAGTATCGCGCCGTCAGAAATAGTTCCATATTTACGGTTTGTTGATACTGTAGTAAACCCGCCAACATAGATCATTAACCGGCCTACTTTTTTATCGAGATCGTTTTTGTCAGCGGTATATCCAACAAAAACAGAAGGTGAAGCCAAGTAATACAAACAGGTATTGAAGTATTCTCCGCCGCCGTTATTATATCGGACGCAAGATGAAAAAGAACAGTATTTATCGTTATCGTCTGCCAGTATTAGATAGTCCCAGGGATTTGCGGAGACAACAGCCACCAATCCATTTTTAGTGTAATCACCCCATGCGATAAGAAAAGCACCAAGATCGTGTCCAATTTCTTTCTGACCGTTATTTACTTTAACGGTATTGATTTGACACAATAAACTTTCATAACCGCTTAAAGTTTCAATTTTATCCCAATTGCTTGAGATAACTTTAGTGGTTTTGACTTTATTTTTACCGACTTGTAAATACTGGAAGTCAATGATTTTAAAATGCTTCAGTTTGTCAAGTCCATTGAGGAATTCTAAAGCTAATGGAAGTGATTCTAATGATTGGGGAATTGGCAAAACAGCCCTGAAATCATTTTTTTTGTTTAAGTCTAATGCTTTTAGCCATTTCTTTTTCGACTTCATTCCCTTGTCAATGGCTTTTTTGAGATAATCAGTGGGGATGTCATTCCTACGTAATAATGTTTCTAGCTCTTCATACGTTTTCATACAATTCTCCTTTCATTGCCCAGCGCTGGGCTAATCTATAAATCCCCATTCTATTATGATGGCTCCTAGATTATCATCTTTTCCCAAGGAAACCATAGGAACTGGTTTCTTTGTAAATAGAGTTCCACAATGATTGACTACAACAAACTCCTCAATAGTCACAGGATCAATCCAGTCTCCATCATCTGCATGCCGAAGATCATACACATACGGATAACCCAGAGGCGGATTGACTTTCTTTCTACGAAGTTCAGTAAAAAGACCTGTAACTATTTCGCCTGATTTTAATTCTAATTCCATTGTTTTCATACTGTTCTCCTTTCTAGGAAATTTGTTTCGTTTTCAAGGCTAATTTAGCCACGTTTCCGAAAAAGTCAATGTTGAAAATAAATATTTTTTTCAAGCATTTAATTTTATTCAAATTTATTTTTCAAAAATTTTTTTGGCACGAAAAACGCACCTCTCTCAATCTTACTTGATTGATTCGCACCTATCTGAATTTTACTCAATTAATTGGGTATTTCTGACCTGAAAAAATATTATTGTTATAAACTTGACAATTCGTAAATCATATTTATATTAAGGTCAAGCAAGAAATTAATCTTGCACTAACTATAAGAGGTGAAACGTATGAAAGCAGAATTAAAAGAAGGCAAATTGGTAATTGAAATTGAGTATGATAAGAAGGGTTTTAAATCACAAAGTGGAAAATCATTAGTCCATGCATCAACAAAGGGTAATATGCCTGTCTCTCTTGACGGCAAAGTTATCAAAATCGGCATCAATGCATATTCAGAAGCTTAATTGATTGACTATACCCTTAATATAAGGAATTAAGGGTATAAGTGAGTTAATAAGGGGAATTGATATGGAGTATAAAGCTTATAATTGTTTTACAAAAAAAAGGGAGGAAAGTATGAATAAAACACAAGAGCAACTTATCAGAGATTATCAGGTGACTGGTAGAGAAACATTCCTTGACCGTGCCCGTAAGATGCAAATCCCATTAGAGGAACTTGAAACGGAACGGGGCATCTCAAGTATGATTGAATTGCTTGAGTCCTGTGAACTGCCATCAGATGCTGAACTGGAGCTTGCTAAGCCGTTCTAATCATCAATAAAACATAGCCTATAATGGCAACACACTAAGCCGCCTAACCAGCGGCTTTTTTATTGCCTGAAATTCAGTCTTATAATGCCGTAGAGCAAACTATAATCGCCGCCTAATATATTGATATGCAGTAACTCTATAACAGCCTATAAGTCAATTAATCCACTAATGAGATATAAGGTTAAAGTAATTAATAATAAGCAAGAAGTAACCTTTGCCCTAATTCGTTTACAAGTATCCGTTAAACCTAATTAAAAAGCTGCCTTAAAAACGTGCGACGTTTCGTTTTAAGCCTTCGAAAACCGTAAGGCATACGAATAAGCGGCTAAACTAAAATCTCAAAGCGTATCCTAGCTGATATAAATAAGCCTTAATAATAATAGGCAGGTCAGGCGATCCGTCCAAGGGAACAAGGCAACATAGTAGCTATGCCCTATCCGGTACAGTCAAGGGTTGGTGATGGTTGGCAATCGACATATCTACGGGATTCCCTTTCTCATACCCTGATACCTTCAGATAATCTTTTCTTAGGAACTGTTTAAAAGTGTTGTATCCTTGCGGTGGGAGATGTTAACTACCGGGCGGATTTTATTGCGGTTTTAAAAAATAGGTTTTTTCATAAAATTATGGTAAAAAAGATGTAAAAAGGACTTGACATATGTGTATGTCGTGCTTATATTAAATGTGCCGGAGGGAAAAATGAAACGCACTACAATCTGGTTGGATGAAAAACAAATAGAGTTCCTTAATCGCGAGAAGCGGAATAAGGGTATCGGCAAGTCTGAGTATCTTAGGCGGGTATTAAATGAACGGATATTAAAATCTGAAGGAGGTTTAAATGGGAAAGATAAGGATGTATTACTTTAAGTGGCTTGGTGGTCAAGTTGTGATTGGTGAATGGGATGCGGTGAATGGCTGGCTGGTAAATCCTTTTATTTTTACTGTTGACAAGGATCAGTACGTTGCTATTCAGTTACCTGGGAATCCCAAGAAGATTTATTGCACAAGTCCCGCGTTTATGTATGATGTTGAGGATGGGGCTGTAATGACTCTTTATCAAAAGGCTACATCTAAAATTATCATGCCCGAAGGTAAGTTGGTAAATTAGGGGGTAGGTATGCCGTATAAGAAAGTCAAGGTAAGGGGTGGATGGAAAATAAAAGGGCCGAGCGGGTTCAAATCAAAAGAACCATTAACGGAAGAAAGAGCTGATGCCCAACTTCGGGCACTTTACGCTAACGCCAGTCCAACACAAGAATCATTAAAAAGAAAGGATAAAACATGATTAGAAGATGGGCTATTAATAGAATCGCTGATATGTTTCATTATGACAGAACGACATTGTTACCGTGGTGGTTGGTTGTTTTGAGGTTTATCTTATTTCCCATTAATTCTGTTTTTCTGACTAATTCGGTTGCAAGTTACAATGCCAGAGAAGATACCTTTACTTTATATTTTTATTCTTACCCTGCTGAGTTCTTTAGGATGGTTTCTCATCTTAAAAAAGACGAGGGAGTTCTTATTAGAAAAGATAATGGGGGTGGTCTTAAGTGTGCGCGTATGAGAGTTAAAGAGGAAGAAAATGCCTAGCGTTCCTAAAATAGACAAAAACAGAATGATGCAGTTGGTCAACGAAGGAAAGACTAATCCTGAAATAGCTAAGTATTTCAATTGTTCAGTTTATGCCGTGGAACATTCCCGCAAGGCCATGAAGAAAAAAGCCCAAAATCTTCCAGCGTTGGGCAGTGGGGCAGGGGATAAAAATATTGATTCCATGAAACAACTTGTGGAAATCAACCAGACTATTATCGAGGAATTGAAGCGTTGCAACAAGTTTGTCTTACGTGAAGAAAAGAAGATGAATGAGTTTGATGCTGTGGCGGCAGAACTGGAGTTAGATCCTGATAACAAAGAACTAAAAGCGAAGCTGGACGGATTGACTGATAACATCAGTGGTATAATGCGCCTCCAGAATAATATTATTAATATCTCTGGAGAAATAAGGAAACAGATCGAACTTCAACTCAAGATAGCCGAAACGCTTTACAATGTGCAGATGAACCAGGAATTCCAGCACGAAGTAATTGAAACCATAAAAGAACTTGATCCTAAAGCGGCAGCCAAGATTATTAATAGGCTTCGGGAACGGCGAGCGCTCAGGGGGTTGGTTAAAGGGTAAATAAGTATGAGTAAAAAAGCAAATAGACTACATAAACCAAAAGGGAAGTTGCGAGTAAAACGGATGATAGCCAAGTTCAAAAGTAATAAGTATAATAAGAAATGACCATTAAAACCCAACAGCACATAGATATGTTTACTGACCTACTCAATGTTATTGACAGGGAGATAGGTAATGAAACTTCCGGTGTTGTTCCTTTTGGGGAATGGCCTGTTTCTGTCCCTATAATACTAGATGGTAAGCCATTCACATTTGATAAACATGAATATCTTATCGAACCTTATAGGGATGATCATCCTTTTCAGGTAGAGATTAAAGCCACACAGTTAGGCTTGACTACAAAGGCTATCCTTAAACAGTTTTATAGGGCGAGATACGAAAGCGAGAAGTATCGCAGAGGTATAGGGTATTACTTTCCCTCAAGAACAGACGTTACAGAGCTTACCAAGACTCGTATTAATCCTTTAGTGGAGGATAATCAGTCCTCAATCGGCGGGTGGTTGCAGGATGTAGATTCTGCCAATGTTAAAATGATATGGAATACACCGCTTTTCCTTAGAGGGATGCGGTCAAGGATAGGAATGAAGTCGGTTGCCCTTGACGCAGTGGTATTTGATGAGCTTGATGAGGCTCCACAGAACTCCATAGATATGATTTTGGAAAGAATGGGGCACTCAGAGGCGGGGGATTTGATGTTTTTAAGCAATCCTACCCTGCCTGATTATGGTATAGACCGGCTTTTCCAGACTACAGATCAGCGTTTTTGGCTTCTAAAATGTTCTAAATGTAATGAATATACTGATGTAGTGGGTGGTTTTCCTGATACTTTAGCCACAATTAAGGGTGGAAGGGTGATAAGAGTATGCCATAAATGTGGTGCAGAGCTAAATCCATCTATAGGGGAGTGGGTTGCGAAGCGCCCAGGGGTGACTGAACGCAGGGGGAGGCAGTATTCACAGTTGTTTTCACAGTCTAAAACCTCCACTCCAGAAGCAATACTACATAAATTCAACACTACAAGAAACCTTACGGACTTCTACAATCTTAAAATAGGTATAGCTTATGTTGAATCGCAAAATAGGTTGTCAGTTCAAGAGGTTATAGATTGCTGTGGAGACAAGGGATTGTTAAGTGATACTACTGATTCCTGTTTTATGGGGGTTGATCAGGGAAATTTCCTTCATGTTGTTATTGCCCGGAGACACCCGAAGAAGTTCGGAGAGGTAGTTTACCTTGGGCATCTGAAAGGAAATAAATCCAACGACTCCGATGATGAAAGCACATGGATGGAACTTGATGAACTAATGAAAAAATTTAGAGTAGGAAGGTGTGTGGTTGATGCTATGCCCAACAAAAAGAACGCACGGCGGTTCGCAGAAAGACATGCAGGCAGGGTTTATCTTTGTTACTACAATGACAACCAAAGGGGTTCATTAAAGTGGAGTGACAAAGAATTGACAGTGCAGGGAAACAGGACAGAGACCCTTGATGTATCTCATAATTTAATCTCACGGGGGAATATTATCCTGCCAAGGAAAGGTCTTGATATTGTTAATAAATTTGCAGACCACATGCACAACGTAGCCAAGAAGTTGCAGGAAGATGAAGAGACAGGGAGCCAGCAATATCTTTATTTTAAACTCGGTGAAGATCACTTCAGGCATTCATTTAATTATCTTACAATGGCAATGTCAGCACCTGACCTTATGTTTCCTGAGTTAATCTAATGAAAATTATAGAAACTAAATCAGAAATAGAAACAAAGGAGTTAAACAAAAAAAGCGAACCAGTTCAAAAAATATTTGCCGGGCTTGTATTCCCTTCAGGCGGGATTCCTTTTTATTATTGTGTTGTTGTTGAGAAACCTTTTGACAGAGTTGCTTCTATGGAAGAAAGAGAACCGATATTACAAATAGTAAAGGAAGGGCAAGCCCCGACAATTTCTGAACTAAAGAAAGAACTTAAAAAATTCGAGAAGCTTAATTGTCAGTATATATATATTGAGAACAAAAAAGAATTCTGGAATTATATTAAAGAAATTGTTCGATGGAGAGCAGAAGAAAAACTTGATATTCATTTTCGGCCTACAAGATCCGTTTCTTTTGAATCCAGTATTATGAAAATTAAAGAATTTATTATGGACAAACGGTTGTCCTTCCCAGAAGAATCTTTAATCAAAACCCAACTTGCCATATTCTCAAAAAGTTCTTTTAAACAGGAAGATGACTTTTACGCAGTTAAAAGCCTATGTCTTGTCATTGAATCATTCAAAAAAAATCCCCTCCAAAAAACAGAAAAAGTTCCCGATCAAAATTCTTGGTGGTAGAAGAATTTACCACATCTGTAGTAAAAAAAATTACTTGACAATTATTTAAGGTTCTGTCATACGGCAACTGGATACATTTTACCCAGTCATGTGGGTAACAAGTATCCACTTATTAACGTTGGCGCGAATCGTTCGCATACCAGCACAACTATACGGAGACTTTATAGCCCGTAGAAAGGTTCTTTAAAAATGAATATCATTGAAAGAGGTTTAGAGAAAGCGGAAGAAGTGGCGGATGCAATTTGGAAGAAGATGTATCAGCCGGAGGAGAAAGGTGAGGAAGAGAAACCTGTAGAAACCAAAGAAGAAACCCCGTCAGAAGAAGTAGTTTCTGAGGAGCCTTTAAAGGGGAAACCAGAGACTTCCACCGAACCTGAAAAAGAAGTTGACTATAAACAGAAGTATAAGACTTTAGAGGGTAAGTATAAAGCTGAGTTGCCCCGTGCCAATGAGGAGAGAGATCGACTTAAGGTAAGGACAAATGAGCTTGAAGCAAAAATCACCGAACTGCAAGGTAAGATTGAAAAAGGCCATACCGAAGAAAAAGGTAAGGAAATAGATGCAGAGCTGGAGGAACTTGCGATAGATTACCCTACAGTTGCCAAAGCCCTTCAGAAATTAAAAGAAGGAACTGAAGCGCAACTAAAGTCAGTTAAAGACGAACTGCAAACAGGAGTAAGGACTGAACTTGATACAGTAAAAAGCGATCTGGTTTCAACAAAACTGGTTAGTTTTGATGCTGAAATGAAAGGACTCGGTGTTCCTGATTGGAAAGAGATTGACAACGATCCAAAGTTCGTTGAGTGGTTGGGTGATACAGTACCCTACACAAAGTCAACTAAACTTGAACTTCTCAAATCTGCTGCTAAAGAACGAGATGCTAAAACAGTTTCTCAATTTTTCATTGATTACAAGAAGTCGTTAGAAGTGGCTACGGAAGAAACACCTGAACCCGATAGCCAAGACAAGTTAAAGAAATTTGTAGCTCCGCCTAAAGGCAAAGGAGGCACAGCCCCCAAAATGCCGGGCGAGCAAATGAATTTAACGCGAGCAAACTACGAAAAGTTTATGGATGAAACTTCCAGAGGTAAATTTAATCCCGCTAAATGGGGCGGCAAAACAGAGGATCAGGTCGATGCAATGTTTGATGCTGCCATAGCTGCGGGAAAGCTTCTGTAGTTTTATTGTAGTTCTGCTACGCGTTTTAATATTTGGAGGATTTTAACATGAGTACAGCTCGTGTAACGGGACAGCCTGACTATAGTTCTGCGGGAACCTCGAAGTTTATCCCTAACCTTTAATTTGGGGATGTAAAACTTTCTCTAAAAAACTGGAACCTGATGATTGATGCAGGAACCAGAGGGAACTCGACAAAACAACTTATGCAGTTCGGAAGGAATCCATGAAGCGTTTGAGTTGGAAGTATGTAGCAGGTTTAATTGATGGTGAAGGATGCGTAGATTTACAACACATATACCACAGGGAATTTCCCGACAAACATTACTTTACTCCAAGAGTGAGGGTTACAATGGTTGAGAGTTGTGGGTTTATATTAGAGATGTTGCAAAATAATTATGGTGGTTACTACGCTATTACTACCCGGAATTTTAAAAATCCAGTATGGCAAAATGCTTGTACTTGGACAATTCAAGGGAAAAAAATTAGACCGTTTCTTCAAAACATCGTCAATCACTTGTATATTAAAAAAGAGCAAGCAAAATTTTGTATCTGGTTAATAGATAATGTGATGGGTAAGCATACCGAAACAGAAATTCGGGAGAGCATCCATGACGAATTGAAAGCTATGAAGCGAGACCCGCACAGACTAAGTGAGAAAGCGGCGCAGAGAATATTAGCGCTGATGCGATAGTCGGATTACGATGTTTCGTAATGGGAAGTCTGGTCGGCAAAGTTAGCAAAGAAATATTACAAGAAAACAGTTCTCACTGCCATCACTAATACGGCATGGGAGGGTAAGTAATTTTGCTCTCGTTAAACACCTTTAATTGCTGGAAACTCCTTAGAGCCAAAACTACTCGCAAGAGTGAAAATGTTTTGGATTGGACAATCAGCAGCCAAGCGCCGTTGAAAGACGGTGAAGGTTCATCGACTAGAAGTAGTAGCCTACGGATTTTATCTATGGCAAAACTTCCAAGAATGGGGTGGATACTTTTATTGCTTAAAGTCAAGAGAAAAAAGTATTAAGATATAGTCAGGACTTACAGGAAACTGTAAGAAGAGAAGATAAAGAACTTCTCGATAACATCACGGAAATTAAGAAACAGGGCGATAAAGTATATATTCGTACTATCGCCGACATCACTGTATTCGATCATCAGAAAGGAATGGTGTTGCCAACGCAGCGCCCTGAATCCCCTGATATTGAACTACTTATCAATAAAGGTTCAGCATGGAATGTCCTGCTTGATGATGTTGATAAGGTACAGTCTGATATTGATTTACTCAACAAGTTCACCGATGACGCAGCCAAGCAGATCAACATTGCTGTTGATGCGGCAGTTCTAGGCGCTGTGTATTCCGATGCAAACAGTTCTAACTATGGTGCAACTGCTGGAAAGATTTCCGGTGGTTATAACCTTGGTGTTTCAGGAACTCCAGTTCAAGTAACCAAAGCAAATATCATTGATTACATTACCTATTGTGGTGGTGTTCTTGATGAGAACGATGTTCCCGATGAAGATCGTTGGATGGTCATTCCTTCTTGGATGGCAGTTATGATTAAGGGTTCGGACTTAAAGGATGCTTCTTTGTCCGGCGATCCGAAGTCAACCTTGCGTTCCGGGTTAATGGGTATGATTGATAGGTTTGTAATCTATTCGTCTAACTCTTGCGGTAGCGTTGCGGCCACAGCGGATGTTTCTGGTCATAAATGTTACTACTCGTTGTTCGGAAACAAGGATGCAATCAGTTTTGCGAACCAGTTCATTAAAACAGAATCCCTGCGTTCCACTCAGTCTTTTGATACCATCGTCCGTGGTTTGATGGTCTATGGTTACAAGGTGACTAAGCCGGAAGGTCTTGGATTTATATACGCTCGCAAATAACTTTTAACCCTTAAAGGAGGAAACAAATATGTTGACATATAATTTTACAGGGGCAGCCAATCTGGGTTCCGAAACAGCTCCCACTGGTGCAGTAACGACTGTGGGACAGGATATTCCCTATGGCAGATTAAGAATGGGGATTATGAAATCAAGGGTAGATGTTTCTAAATGCCCTACACTTTCAAGCACTGACGTTTATGAGGCGATCTTAATTCCGAAAGGAACCAAAGTTATTGATGCTTGGTTTTATGTTGTAACCGCAGAATCAGGCACAAATGCAGCTTCAGCTACCCTAGCGCTTGGTATTACTGGCGGTACTACGGATGGATTTGTAACCGCTGCTGTTTGTAACGCAGTTGGTTTGCATGCCACTAATGCTTCTACTTACACCAATGCCGGAGGTTTAACAGTAAACACAGCAGATACTATTGATCTGTTGGTTGCCACTAACGCGTTCACTAATGTAGTCGTTGATGTGTATGCTCTGGTAGTTGATTTGAATCCCTAGTAATAGGGCGTAATTTAATCGTAGGAGAGCGGGTGGACTCCACGTTTATTCCCGCCTCCGAATTACTAAAGGAGATTTTAAAATGGCTCGATATGAACAATTTACAGTCGGAGATTTATCTGCCGACACAATTAACGGTTGCATCTTTCCTGGTGTAATAGGGATGGGTAATGTATATTATGTTGCGGATACGACCAGCACAGCTTTCTCGGACATAAGCAATAGGCTTGGTGGAAAGTTTTATGCTGATGGTTCTGCGATGCTTTATCCCCATACATCAACTTCAACTGTGGTTACAACCAATGGTTTGAAGGCTGCTGCTGCTGCTTGCATAACCGACAGAAATGATTACATAGTTGTGTTACCATCTACTAATACCTATTACATAAATGAATTACTGACATTAAAAAAGAAAGCAGTTCATCTTATTTGTCCGGCAGCTTTGGTAAATAGGGTTGGATGCACCAGTGCTGCTCGTATTCAACAAATAGGAGCGGCAGTAAGTATTATATCAATCGAGAATGGTGGTATAGAGGTAGCTGGTTTTTATCTAAAAAATATTACTGGCTACGCCCATATTCAGGTTCCAACAACTTCTACTTGCGTAGCTGACGGAGGCGCGTCAGCTTGGGGAATAAGTATTCACAATAATTACTTTGTGGGACGGAGTTCTTCAACTACTTTGCCGATGTTATACTGCACTGGAGATGGAGCTTCTTATTCGAGAATAGAGAACAATTGGTTTACAGAACAGGTCAGTAACGGCGCTTACACAACTGGAGTAATTTGTGTTGGAAATACAGGAGCGAGCACTGATTGTATCGGCAATTATATTACCATAGGTGATTCTTGTACTGCTACTTATGGTATTTACAATCTTGCCGTTAAGTCTGTTATTGCTGATAACTATTTCTCAGAGTGCGGTGGTTCTGGCGCTGGCGCAACTGGAGGAACAATAACGTTTTGTATTACAATGGGCGCAACTTGTTCAGCAATTGGGAATAGGTGCGCTGTTGCTTCTGGTCATTTTTCTGATGGAAGCGGCACTACGCATGTGTCTTACACTGATAATACTGATGGTATTACCAATGGTGGTACAAGCGGAATGTTGGGTGCTCAGTTAGAAACATAACAATCTTTTACTGGGAGGGGAATTTACTTCCCCTCCCCAAAAGGTGTGAATATGACACAAGCAAATTTTACAGGTGTTTGTCAATGGTGTAGAGGGACTGGAACTGAAACAGAAGTGAAAGATCAAGATGGAAATCCTATAACAAGGCCATGTACTTATTGCGCAGCAACAGGTATTGTAAAATCAAACGCCGGAGTAGATATTACAAATATATATTCCATAAGTAGATGTCCAACTTCTCTTATCTTGGAAAATACTAATGATACTGAATATGCTGCTTTGAGCGATAATAAAAAAGCATATTACAACCAATATATTTCAGCCGGAACTTTAGATATGAGTGATGGAAGTAAAGCAAGAGATTTGTTTTTAGCATGGATATTTCCTCCGGGAAAATTAAGTTATACAGCAATATTGAATGCGCTTAATACGCTATAAGCCTTCGGGCAGAAAGGAACATCATGGAAAAAAAATTCAGGATGTTACGCAAGGACGGCACAGGCACTCCTTTTCCTTATACGCCTATGCTGGCTAAAGCAGATGGAATGGTAGAAGTGGAAATGACTTTCGCTGAAATCAAAAATATAATTCCACAACCAGAAGAACAATCAACAGAACAACCAGAACAATTACATAAAGATCCAGTAGAGAAACCCGGCCCTGGATGGGTTAGGAATAAAAAGGGAACGTGGCAAAAGAAGAAAGAAAGAAGTGTATAAAGGTATTTTATAATGTATTACAAAATAATTCCGCCACAAAAAGACGAATACACAGACATAGGAATGGTTAATGTATTAGCGGCCTTTTACCTCGAAAAAGGGGATGAGGGCTACGACAAATACATGGCAGAACATCATGTGACCGTGCCTGTATTTCCACCTGAAGGTTATCCACGGCAGAAGGAGTTAGATGAACAGGGAGAGGAATGGGATGCTTACAGAGAGCAGCAGAGATTAATAAGCACATTTCCAACAGAGGTCAGAATAGAAGACGGTGAAGAAATTATCTACCCGATTCTCCCTGAAGGATTTGTGGAATTAGTAAATCCAATTCTAAAAGAATATGTCCTTTACAATAAATGGGTATCAGAACTCCCCACAGAAGAAAGAGATAATCCTTTCTGCAATCATTTTATTCAATTTGAAGCCGATGTAATCAAAGAAGAAATACTTTACTGCTTTGAATTTGCTTTAGCGCAGACACGTCTTAATTACCTTGAAGATGATTTGCATTGTGAAAAAGGAACGAGTGCAAAGAGAATTAATCAGGATATTGGTTATTTACAAAGATTAGCGGATTATCGGCAACCGACAACTGAAATGAAATTGAAAATATCTGCTGCGGAGGCAAAAACAGCAGAATTAAAAAATGTAGATTTTACCAAAGTTAAAACTATTGCAAAGTATTCGGTGAAGTAATGAAAAATTATGATGTTGATGACCCTAATAGATTAGAGCTAAATTGGGAAAATAAAGATAAGTGGATACAAGATACTAATTTTTGTAAGGCCGCTGTGGATTGGTGGAAAAATAAAGAAAATGACATGACTATAGAACATAGTAAAAATCCCAGTGAGGTAGAATCCAATGCAGAAGTTTTGGAAGCTCTAATTGCTGATAAAAAATATGAGTGGGCTAATTGGTTTGTTGTGAGAATGTTAAACAAGAAGGACTATATAGCTTATGCTAGATTTGCCGAAGCACAATTACCTGATATTGTATTAGGAAATGAACATTTTAATAAAGCAGTCCAAGACGCAAAAGATTGTTCTGTCCATGCAGAGACACATGATAGTGCGTCTGCCGCTGGTAAGGTATTTGAACATTCAGTTCAAGCAAACGCTCTTTCAGGACTGTATAACAATACAAATGAAATTAAATTAAAAATTTTAAATTATGGTCTTGAATTGTTGTTAAAGAATAGGACGGGGAAATAGTATGAGTTATGCTACTATTGCCATAGGTAGTGGAGCTAGTGATTATGATAGTATTACTGCCTTTTTTTCTTATACATTTATAGATATATCGTCTCCATCTGCAGGAACAGGTGTTTTAACTTCCTTTGATGTCTGGGTTAATTTTATTCTGGGAACACAAACAGACTTTTATTGGGGCTGTTTTTATGGAAGTGGTACAAGTTACACAAACAGAAGTCAATCTTCAAATTTATCCCCTGTAACAGTGGGCAGTAAACAAACCTTCACAGGTCAGAATATTG